CGGCAGACGTGCCGGGGGTTTTCTTTTATGTGGGATAGTGGAGCATGATGACACGAGCCGAAGCGATAGCGCAGGTATCACTTTTTGTTGATGCACAAAGTTATCCGCAGATGTCCACCACCGAGATAGGTTCCATCCTAGATTCCTACTCACGGTTCACCACTTGGGCAGCAAGCACCACCTATGCTGTAGGTGACCGTGTAGTGCCTACAACGCCCAACGGGCGGGTCTACGAGTGCCGGGTGGCTGGAACATCAGGCACGACACAACCGGATTATCCGGTCTATTCTCCGTACCACGTCAAAGGCTACACCTTAGAAGATGGCACCGGTGACCCAACCCTGATGTGGGTAGACCAAGGCCCGATCAACGTGGAGCGCTACGATGTAAGGACAGCCACCCGGCAAGCGTGGATGATAAAGGCTAGCCGCTGTGCTAGTGACATCGATGCTAAGGAAGGCACGAGTGATGTCAAGCTCTCACAACTGAAAGCACACTGCCTAAGCATGGCAGAACGATACCGCCCTCTGGTGTTCGCATGAGTCCTATCCTACGCGCAACCTTGCAGGCTGGCATGGTACGCAACCTTTGCCAAGATCGTGTAGAGATTCACCGCTTCACCCTTACTGAAGACGGGCGGGGCGGGGCTACTGAGACGTGGCGCAAGGTTGCCGAGTACAACGCCAGGCTAACCAACCAGAGCGACACAGAATCAATCGTAGGCGGTGGCATAGCATCATCTGCGCAGTGGACTTTGATTGTTGCTGTAGGGGCTGACGTAATGCCACAGGATAGGGTTTACCGGGTAGGTGATGATGCCCGATACTACGATGTGGTCGGGACTGACTTTGGGCAGACAGAATTATTGGTACAGCATGTAGGGCTGGTGGAGCGGACATCATGACGGCTGAAATGTGGGTTCAGATTGGCATACAAGCCTTCATTACGACGATGTCAATCGGTGCCGCTTGGGTGGCATTGCAGGTCAGGCTGACGCGCCTGGAGACTCAGGTGGCACACATCATCTCGACGCTTGATGGACAACAGCAGGAAGTCCGCCGCATTGAACAGCGACTCGGTAAACTTGAGAACAAGGTCAGCGCGTTGGAGGCGATCATACAAAGATGAACAGCATCAGTATCAAAAGACTCGTGGTCGTTGTGATCGTGGCATTTGTAGCTGCTTTTACCTCGGTCTTTGGTGATGGCATACGCACATCCGAAGCACACGACATCAGCGAGCTCGGCGCAGTGATGGCACTGTACGGAAGCAAAGCGGTAGCGGCTGGCGTCTCCGCTGCGGTGTCCAGTGTGCTGGCGTTCCTCACGATGCCTTTCAAGGGTGTCGAGGCGAACAGTCTGAAGGTGGGCAAATGAACTTTCAAAATTACCGACTAGAGCCTAATCCGAATAGTCCCGGTGATTGGATTGTCTTTGGTGATATTTGCGACGATGCTGGCAATATTCTCGGCACGTTTGGTGAGAATGGAACAAGCGTATTCGGTTGGTGGGTTTTGCAGGACGCGCAGTTTCAACAGAACTACTCCAATCAATTTGCGGTGATTATGGCTCAAGAAATCGTGGCGGGGACGGCTGAATAATGGCGACATATTATCTATCTACTAGTACTGGTAGTGATACATACAACGGTTTATCCGCCACGTACACCAGTGGTTCTACAGGCCCTTGGAAGACGCTTTCAAAAGCACTCGGTGCGGCAGGTATGGCATCTGGGGATATCTTGTATGTCGCTCCTGGTAACTACAACGAATCGGTCACTATTGGATTCGCACCGTCTGCCGCCACTCAAATTATAGGTGACCCTAATAGTCAGTTTTTTGGCGGCGTTACTGCCGGGCCGGTTTTAATTAGCGCATTCAATGCCGCAGGGACATCCGAGACTGTCACATCGACTCTTATTATTGCCGCTAGTCGAAGTTACTTTGAATGGTCAAACCTATATTTTAAAGTATCAACTGGTAGAGCGGTATCTGCAACAAATGCCCGATATTGGAAATTCACAAATTGTGTTTTAGACTGTAACACTAGAGCTTCACCTGTTGGAGTTATCAATTTATCTAGCGCATCCGGTGTGGCATTAGATGCAACGATAACACGATGTCGTTTTGCAGGTGGTCGTTACTTATTGCAACTAACAGGACAAAACGTATCAGAAACAACATCAATTACTTCTTGTGTATTTGAGTCAGCCGAAGAAGGTATCGACATAAATAATCTGCAGGTGTTTGTAACAAACTGTAGTTTTATCAGTTGCGACTGGGCTATTTATCAAAGGTCTGGAAGTGTAAGTTTTCCATCATCTGTCCGTAACTGTTTATTCCTAAGATGTACGCAAGTTCAAGTAACTACGACAGGCCAATTAACCGAAAACTTTAACCGATGGACTACCGCTACAAGAAACAACATTGGTACGTTGGGAGCAAACTCCACAACCGGGGGTGATGGCGGGATTGATAGTGGTTATCTCTTGCAGACTAACGGCAACTATTTACAGACATACACTCCAAATTTATCAAGCCCAAATATCGCATTTGGTACTGCTACATCCTCTCCAGCCACTGATTTATATGGCGTGACTTGGAGTGGTGCATCACCTGATGCAGGCGGTATTACCTATCGTGTAATCACTTCTCTGCCATCACAGGTTGCCTACAATGGTGGCATCGAACGCAACGCCAGCACCATCACAATCGCTCCCGGCTCAACCTCACAGTCCATCGAAATATATCTAGGTGCTACAGGTCTAACAGCCTCCACAAGCGGTCTGTCAGCCCGCTACAACCGCACAAGGACTGCATCTGTAAGCATCCCTCTGGTAGCCCGTACAATCGCTCAGGCTTGGACTGCTGGTGGCTTTGCCGAGGTTGACGCAACCAACATGCCGGGAGTCTACAGACTTGACCTACCTGATGCTGCATTGGCTGCTGGTGCTGACGATGTCACGATTGTTGTACGTGGTGCAAGCGGTACTAACGGCGCGGTAATGACGGTGAAGTTGTCTTCTGGTGGTTTGACGGAAGCACAGACGGCTGGTGCAGTATGGAACGCTGTACGCTCGTCCTACGCAACGGCTGGAACCTTTGGCGAGTACGTCAATACCAATGTCAACACAGGTGCTATCGCTGACGCTGTATGGGATGAAGCTCGAAGCGGACATACCACGGCAGGAACCTTTGGCGAATATGTAAATGCTGAGTTGGTTACCCCGGTAACCTCAGCCGCTCTTGTACGCATGGGGCCATTTGAAGTCAGGGCTGATGGTCTTGGGGCATCGGATCCGCTGGACATCCAGAAGGGCGCACAGCACGGAATCGATATCCAGTGTGTAGATAACAACGGCGCAGGGATTGACATCACCTCAGCAACGGTTACGGCTAAGGTCTACAACAGTGGCGCTACCTTGGTAGACACGTACGCTTGTACGGCAACTTATGCAGCTGATGGACGGGCAACGTTTACGATCGATACGACCGTGACAAACGTGCCGGGTACCTACACGGCTACGATTACAAGGTCAACATCTGCAAACGATACGCAGGTCTTCGGCCCGCTCCGCATCTATGTGAGGGACATCTAATGGCATTGATATTTGATTTGACTGAAGACCCTCAGCAGGTACTACAGGTATCGGCATGGGTCGGAGACTGGCACTCCTACGTGGTGCGGCTAGTGGACGAGTTGGGTAGCCCTGTTGACATCACTACCGGTACGCTTGGTGCAACCTTCACCAACATCCAGACCGGCTCGACGTATACGTTTCCATCTGGATCGGTTACCTTGACCAAGCAGTACAGCGCACAAGGCATCCTTAGCGTTCTCAACCCTGCGGCTTACGGCACAGCGGCAGACATCCGGCTAACGATATCCTTCACGGTAAGCACCACGGTACGGCGCTTCGGGCCTCTACAAATACAGGTGCTGGCTCCGTGATAAAGATGAGCTTTAGCCTAAAGAAAGTACGGCTAGATTCTTACAAAAAGAATCTACGCCAACTTTCACAGGTTGTCGGCAAAGCGGCAGCTGACATTGAAGGCGAAGCCAAGGCAAGTATTCTCAAGAACTCCGGCAAGTACAAGCAATATGACAACCACTGGTCAAGCCCTCCAGGCTCACCACCTAACAGTGATACAGGCTTCCTTGCTAACAGCGTCGGGCATAGAATGACGGGCGCAACGTCTGCGGAAGTATTTGTAAGCGCAAAGTACGGAGTACCGCTGGAGCTTGGCTGGATAGCAAAGTCTGGCGGCCACGTACCGGCTAGACCTTTCCTGCGTCCCGCGGTTGAGTATGTAGCCCCGTCTTTTCAAGCGGCTTGTAAGGTCATCCTGAAGGGTGGTAAGTAATGGCTTTTGAACCAGCCGTGATTGAGCAGTGGATCTACGAAACTCTAACCGGCGATACAACGCTTATGGGTTTACTTGCTTCTGACAATAAACCCAATGGGTTCCAGATGGGCGTGTACAACACCATAGCCCCGCAGACAGACCCCATCAGCCGCAAGCAACCGATTACGCCTTACATTGTCTTTGACCGTGCAGGTAACGCAGGGCAAGACCAAGACACGCTATGCGGTAGCCGGGTGTTCACATATCCGACCTACAGAATCACCGTGTGGGATACTGCTACAGGTGCGGTATCGATGGCAAGCTCTGCTACCATCATGTCCCGCATTGACACACTACTAGACAATATTCACGTTTCGAGCACCACGCCAAGGTTCTACGTTAGGCGGGAATCAACTGCTCAAACGTTTGGTTTGGAAAGTGGTGGTCGTACAGATTTTGGAGTGACGGCGGTGTATCGTTTTGTCACGCAGCAATAGGAGTCTCATATGCCTTTTACACGTACATCTGCCCTTATCGGTGAAAACTGTGTTGTCACCGTAGCCTTTGGTGGCTATCAAGACGGTACGCCATCAGCGTTCACAGCTGAAACTTATACCTGTATTGCTCGTTCGGTACGCTTTAGTTCATCGGTCAATACCGTGGATGTTAGCGCACTCTGTGATGCTCAGAACAAAGCACAGGTCACCAAGGCTAACGGTAGCGTTGAAGTCGAGTTTTTGGTTGACTCCGTTGTAAACCCTATCTTCTTTGGCAAAGACGGTTACTACTGCCAGATTGTAGTTACGCCCGGAACCCTTACCGCTAGGACCTTTGTAGGCGTTGTAACCGGTACCGGTCTCAACATCGCAAACGAAGAGGCTTTGACCGAGTCGGCAACGATTACCCTTGGTGCTAACGGAGTTGCTACTGCTTGGTCGTAGTACACTAAGCCATGGCACTTCAATCCCTAAAACAAATACCTAAAGACACGGACAAGGGT